CTCAATCTTTTCCGTTTGCATATTGATGTTTGAAAAAAAGGAATGCCGATTATGGCCATCAGAGGAGCAAAACCGAAGGCGGCGGCTCTGCGCGTGGTCGACGGGACTACTAATGTAACCCGCCACGGCCCCGAGTCTGAGCAGCGCGAGAAAGCAGAGAAGTCCCGCGAGTCATTCGGCGGGCTGACTAAGCCGACTAACTTGAGAGGCAGCGCCGCAAAAGCCTGGAAGAAATATATCGAGCCAGCTTCATGGCTGGACGCATCGAGGGAGCCATCTGCAATCAGATTCTGCCAACTATGGGATGAGTCTCAAGCCGCACCGCAGATGTTTACCGCTGCTAAAGATGGACAGATGCGAGCCTACATGAGTGAGCTGGGCTTAACGGATGAGCGCAACAGAGCAGGCCAGAAAGAAGAAGCAAAAGACGAATTCTTTGACTGATCGCGCAACCGCTTACGCCCAGTCAGTTATTGACGGCAAGATCTTAGCGGGGCCGCACGTTCGCAACGCTTGCCGTAGGCACATAGATGATCTGAAGCGCGATGATATTATTTTCAATGTCGCCCTGGCTGATCGCGCCATCCGTTTCTTTGAGACAAAGCTGCGGCTTAGCGAAGGGCAATTTGAGGGCAAGCCCTTTAAGTCGCACCCGGCGCAAGACTTTATTATCGGCTCACTGTTCGGATGGGTGCGCCCTAACGGCTTTCGTCGATTCAGGCGGGCCTACATTGAGCAGGGAAAGGGGAACGGAAAGTCTCCGCTGGCTGGAGGCATTGGGCTTTATGGTCTGATGGCTGATGGCGAGGCGGGCGCAGAGATATACAGCGCCGGCGCCACTAAAGAGCAGGCCGGGATCTTGTTCCGCGATGCTGTAAAGATGGTTGGGCAGTCACCTGATTTAGAAAAACGGTTGAAGCCAAGCGGAGGTCCGGGGCGAGAATACAATCTTGCATACCTGGAGCGCGGCTCATTTTTCCGCCCTGTATCGAGAGAGACGAAAAAAACAGGATCTGGTCCAAGGCCGCATTTTGCTTTAGTCGACGAGCTGCACGAGCATCCAGACGGTGGCATCATCGAGATGCTGGAGCGGGGCTTTAAGTTTCGCCGTCAGCCGCTGCTGCTGATGATTACCAACTCTGGCAGCGACCGTAACTCAGTGTGCTGGAGTGAGCACGAGTGGGCCATCAAGGTTGCCGCCGGTAACGATGAGGCGGTGCTGGATTCCACCTACATCGGCAGAGTGCTGGACGATACAACTTTCAGTTATGTCTGCGCGCTCGATGAGGGTGATGACCCGCTCAACGATCCGAGCTGCTGGCCTAAAGCCAACCCGCTTCTGGGCACGACGATAACGGAGGAATATCTGGCGGGCGTTGTCGCCCAGGCCAAGAACATCATATCAAAGCAAAACGGTATTCTGCGCCTGCACTTTTGCGTATGGACAGACGCTGATGCTGCGTGGATGAGCCGCGAGGTGGTCGAGCCGCTCATGCATGACTTTGACGAGACGCAGCACTTTGGTGCCGACATGTATGTTGGTTTGGATTTATCCCAAAACCGCGACATTACGGCAGCAGCCTTTGTCGTTAAGACGGGTGATCTTGAGGTCAGCGGCGTCGATAAAGATGGCAATATTGTTATCAGTAGCAAGCCAACCTATGACGCGTGGATTGAGGCGTGGACGCCAGGTGACACGCTCATGGCGCGCAAGGATCAAGACAAAATCCCCTATGACTTATGGCGGGATGGGGGCTTTATTCACGCGCCAGACGGCAAGAATATTAGCTACCGGCACGTAGCGCAGACACTAGTTGATTACTCTCGCAACTACAGCATTCAAATGGTCGCCTATGACCGCTATGCGTTCCGTAGATTTGAAGAAGACGCCGCAGAGCTGGGGCTCGATCTTCCGTTTGTTGAGCATCCTCAGGGCGGGACAAAAAAGGGCAAGCCCACCGAGGACATGGCTGAAAATGCGCGCAGGGACGGCACGCACGCTGAAGGGCTTTGGTTCCCTGGCTCGTTGCGCATTTTAGAGGATGCCATGCTTGATGGACGCATCCGTTTTAAGCGCAACCCTGTGTTAATCGGGGCGATGATGTCAGCAGTCACAGAAGAGGACCGCTGGGATAACCGCTGGCTGGCAAAGCAGAAGTCTATCAACAAAATTGACGCTGCAGTTGCAATGGTGATGGCGGTGGGTGCTGCAAGTTCCAGCAGCAACGATGTGGATATAAACGATTTTTTGGCCAGCCCGCTGGTGCTATGAGGCGACCAATAATGACAAGCAACCGATTACAGGTGAACTGATGGGACTATTTTCTGGAGTGCGGCGCATATTCGGCACCGCTGGCGCTCCGCCCGTCGAGAATGGAATCCAGTACGGATCGCCAGCCTATACAGCGTCATCAGCGGCAGAAGTCACGCTCGATAGTGCGATGCAGGTATCTGCGGTGTGGGCCGCTGTGCGGATTTTGTCTGAGACGATCGGGTCTTTGCCGTTTGGCCTTTATGAAATCAAAGACGGAAACAAAGTCGTATCACAGGATGACCTGCAAAAAATATTGACTCAAAATCCTAATCAGTATCAGACGACCGTAGAGTTCTGGGAGTCGATGGCGCTGAATCTTGTGCTCAGCGGCAACGCCTACGCTATAAAACAGAAGACCGAGACAGGAAGAATTATCGGCCTGTTGCCTGTTTCGTCATCGCAAGTGCAGACTGAGCTGCTAACCGATGGGACGCTGATTCACACGTACACCACAGGCGCAAATGTCAAGGTCTACACCAACGCCACGATGTGGCATGTAAAGCTGTTCGGCAATGGACTTGTGGGGATGTCCCCGCTGTCTTACGCCAGAAATAGCATAGGCGTGGCCATCGCCGCCGATAACCGCGTTGGAAAAATCTACAGTAATGGAGCTAAGCCCTCAGGCGTGCTGACGATTGATCGAACACTAAAGCCCGAACAGCGTGAGCAGATCAGAACTGCATTCAGGGAGTTAGAAGAAGGCAATCAAGATCGCCTCTTTGTGCTTGAGGCTGGAATGCAATATCAGCAAGTGAGTATGTCGCCGCAAGACATTGAATTACTGGATAGCCGGCGCTTTCAGATAGAGGATATTGGCCGCTTTTTTGGTGTTCCAAGCATTCTATTAAACCAGACATTTGGCCAGTCCAGTCTGGGCTCAAATGTCTACGAGATCATGGCGGCATTTTACAAGTTGAACCTGCGGCCTTACCTTGAAAAGTTTGAAGCCTCTGTATTGCGTTGGCTGATAGACCCGAAAACAGGCGTGGAATATGTCGCGGAGTTTGATTTCGACGCACTTCTGCGGGCAGACACTTCTACGCGGTTGACTGGCTATGGAGTTGCTATCAACTCAGGGCAGTTAACGCCCAATGAAGCCCGCAAGAATGAAGGTCGACCCGCGCTCGTAGGCGGCGATCAATTACTTATCCAGGGCGCAATGGTGCCCATCCAAATGGCTGGCACAAAGCCAGCGGGAGTGCCTAATGCAACACAAGAGCCTTAATCTATCATGTGCTGATTTTAAGTTTAGCAGTGAAGCTGGTGCGCGTAAGTTCAGCGGCTATGCGTCCGTATTTGGTGGCGTTGATAGTTATGGCGACACAGTGATGCCTGGCGCATACACCAATACTCTTGCGGATCGTGATCGACCGATCCAGATGCGCTGGAATCATTACGGGCCAGTGATTGGAAAATGGACTGAGATCCGCGAGGATGAGAAGGGCTTGTATGTTGAGGGTGAACTAACACCCGGCCATTCTGCCGCTGAAGACGTTTATGCCTCACTAAAGCATGGCTCTGTCACCGGCCTATCTATTGGCTACCGCGTTGTTCAATCCAAAGAAGTGGAAGCCGGGAAGCGTGAGCTGATAGAGATGGAGCTGGTAGAGATTAGCCCTGTTGAGGCCCCCGCTGACAACGCCGCGCATGTCGGCAGCGTGAAAAGCGTTATCGATGAGGCCAAGAGTTTAAAAGATTACGAGAGAATCCTGCGCGATGCTGGATTGTCTCGGGCAGATGCCACCGCACTGGTAAGTGGCATGAAAGCCCTGTTTCTGAGTGAGTCAGAAGCAAAAGACGAAACCGCAGAGATTGCGGGCATCTTCCAGAGCTTTAACCTTAAAACGTAGCAGAAACGCAACTCAATATACCGGCCATTGAGTCGGTTTTTTTATGCCTGAAATATGGCAGGAGAATTATTATGTCCGAAGAAATCAAAGCGGCCCTTGAGGCCGGACTCACTGGGCTGGCTACTCAGCTCAAAACTGCAACCGATGCTTATAATGTCGAGCTGGAAAAGCATGGCAAGGTTGGCACTGAATTGACTGGCAAGATCGATGAATTGTCAGGGCATTACAAAGAACTGCGTGACGAGTTCACCGCCCTTGCGCGGCTCAATACCCCTGCAAGCGGCGCGGGTCCGTCTGAATCCGCCGGTCAGGAGTTCGTCAAGTCTGACGCCTACGCTCTTCTGGCGAAAGGCGAGCGCGAGAAAGTGCGTTTCGAAGTGAAAAACACTGTCGGATCACTGGATAACACTGTTCAGCCCCAGCAGATGCCTGGCATTATCCCCGGCAGTTTTGCTCCGCGCACCGTGCGTCAGCAGATGCCGACCATTCTTGTTGCCAGTAATTCTGTTAACTCGCTGCGTGAAAACGTGTGGACAAATGACGCGGCAGAAGTTGCAGAAAAGGCCGCAAAGCCTGAGTCTGATATCACCTTCTCGCCTTACAACGTCATCATCGAAACCATTGCCCATTGGATTAAGATTTCTAAGCAGTTGATGGACGATGCCCCGGCGGTTGCGTCATACATCGACACGCGACTGCGTGACGGGCTTGCGCAGCGTGTTGAGCGTCAGTTGATTCTCGGCAACGGCACCACTCCGCAGATCTCTGGCTTGACCGATGCGGGCAACTTCACCGCTTTCACTCCTACTTCCGGCGCCAACCTTGTTGAGTCAATCAATAAGGCGAAGTACAACCGCTGGGCAGTCGGTGAGGTGGTGGATACCGTCATTGTTAACCCCGCTGACTGGGCGGCAATTGAGGTACTGCGCGAAGGTGCAGGTAGTGGAATGTACTTGTACGGCGCGCCCGGAACGATGGCCGGCACTTCGCCTTTCGGCGTTGATGTTGTGATGTCACAGTACATGACTGCAGGTTCGTTTGTGATCGGATCTCTGCGTAGCTCGGCGGTGATTTATCAGCGTCAAGGTGCAGTGGTTGAGATGGGTTACGTTGATGACGACTTCACTAAGAACCTGGTGACCATCCGCGCTGAAGAGCGTCTTGGCTTGGGTGTTGAGCGTCCTGTTGGCATCATGTTTGGCGACATCACTGCTGCCTAATCTGGTAGTTAAATAGATAAGCCCGCTGTAACAGGCGGGCTTTTTCTTGAGGTGTCCATGAAAATTCGAGCGAACAAGAATTTATTACACGATGAGCTTGGTTCTATACAGAAGGGCCAGGAACTGAATGTTACCGAGAATCAATTATCTGGCATCAGGCGTTTTGTTGAGGTGCTGTACGAAAAAAAGCCCGAGGCAAAGAAGTTGTCTGTATCGCCAGCGGCCCCAGTCTCACAAAAGAAGACTGCGCGGCGGTTAAAGTCTGGCGCGACCAATCGCAAAATCGACGAGTGATCGTCACAAACACTACGCATGAGTTATGCCCCTGGGCGGATTTCCTTTTTGCGATGGACTCCGCGTGGTGGCGGCTGAACATTGCGGCGGTGCTGCTTACATTTAGAGGCGAGCGCGTGACGCGCCACAGGCGCATCGAGGACGTCAGTTATGTCGAGTTTTCCAAACCCAGGCACTCTGGGGATGGCGCTATCAGGCTCGCAGCACACTACGGGGCCACGAAAATCATATTGATAGGCTATGACTGCCAGCATACAGGCGGCAAAAAACACTGGCACGGCGATCATCCGAGAGGATTAGGCAACGCAAATACCGTGGGGAATTGGGTGCAGCACTATCAACAGCTAGCGGCAGAGATAGCTGGGGTTGAGATTATCAACGCAACACGAGAAACGGCACTACACCAGTGGCCGAAAATGGCACTTGAGGACGCATTGCAATGAGTTTTATACCGCTGTCTGAAGTTAAAGCATTTTTGAAAGTGATACACCATTTTGATGACGCTGAGATACTGGCTCTGCTTAATGGTGCCGAGGATGAGGCACTGCAGTTCATGGGGAGAGCTGCGTTTGCAGAATTCACAACGTCCAGTTTTGAGGGCATCCCGGACAGCGTTAGAACAGCAATCTATCTGCTACTGCAGGCCAGCTATCAAGCTAAACCGGAAGAGATTAGCACTTATCGTCACGCGGCAGAGGTCAAGCTAATGCCCTACCGTATAGGCATGGGGATCTAATGCTTTCGTATCGGCTGCGTCACCGCGTGCAAATACAGTCAGTGACGCGCACACAGGATGCTGTGACAGGCGAAATGGCGACTGCGTGGGCTGATCTAACGATATGCGGCAGTGATGGCGTGCCTGCGGAGGTGTTATTAGGCCCCGGAAAAGAGTTTCCAGGTTCTGGCACCACGCAGGCACAGATTGACGCCCGCATCAATATGCGCTGGTTTCCCGAACTGACGCAGGAGATGCGCATCAAGTGGGATGGCCGCACGTTCAACATTGAGAGCATGGAAACAGATCTCACAGGGCGGCAAGAGTGGCGCTTGAAGTGCAGCTCAGGGGTGAATTATGACTGACGGTATCAAGTTCACACTTGAAGGAGCGCAGGCGCTAAGTATAAAAATGAAAGGCTTATCCAATGATCTGCAATACAAGGGAGGCAGATCCGCACTGAGAAAAGCCGCAAACATCATACGCAATACAGCAATCGAAAATGCAGCGCAAATAGATGATTCCAGCACGGCTGAGGAGATAGGAAAAAACATCGTTGTTCGCTGGTCTACAAAAACATTCAAGCAAACAGGCGATCTAGCATTCCGCATTGGCGTTTTGGGCGGCGCACGACAATCGTCACAGAAATACAAAGACATTGGCGTTTTCTCGGGCAAGGGAAAAGCCAACCCCGGAGGAGACACGTTCTACTGGCGTTTTCTTGAGTTTGGGACTGAAACCGCGCCCGCAAAACCATTCATGCGCAAGGCGCTTTCGAGCAAGGTGCAGGAAGTGCAGAGAGAGTTTATACAGCAATACAGCAAGGCAATTGATCGCTATTTAGCGAAGGCAGCAAAATCAAAATGATGTACCCACCGATATTTGCTGTCTGCTCTTCTAATCCTGGCGTGCAGGCCGCGTTGGGTTCAAGCCCATGCCGTGTGTTTATGTTCGGCCATGCGCCACAGGGGACGACAAAGCCCTATGCCGTCTGGCAATTAATCGGCGGGAGTCCAGAGAACTATCTTGCAACGCGCCCGGATGCCGATAATTGGTCGCTGCAGATAGATGTCTATGCCACTACCGGAGAGCTAGCCCGCAGCGCAGCGCAATCCATACGCGATGCAATAGAGCCGGTTTCCTACGTCATCGGCTGGCGAGGAGAGAGCAGGGATACAGAGACCAAAAATTACCGCGTCTCGTTTGATGTCGACTGGATAACGAACCGCTAACAAGTTTAAACCCCACGAACCCGCCTAGTGCGGGTTTTTTTATGCCCGTAAAAAAAGGAAATCCCCATGAGCGTACTTGCGCAAGGCACACAGATTTACTTCATAGACCCGACTGGCCCGTCAGTAACAGTAATTGAGTGTGCAACCACATTCTCCCCAGGTGGATCTCCCGCTGATCAGATAGAGGACACATGCCTCGAAGATACTGCGCGATCTTATAAGCCCGGACTCAGAACCCCAGGGCAGGCATCAATGGGCATCAATGCCGACCCTGATAATGCTAGTCATTTGCGGTTACACGCGCTATCAGAAACAGATCCAAGTCCGGTTATGCAGTTCGCTGTAGGTTGGTCAGATGGAACTGCGCCACCGACTTTGGATGTTTCCGACGATATTGTGCTGCCTGCTACGCGCACATGGTTTGTGTTCACTGGTTATGTCTCTGACTTTCCTTTTGATTTTGCGCAAAATACTGTCGTAACATCAACAGTGTCAATTCAGCGTTCCGGTGGATCGAGCTGGGTGCCTAAAGCGTGAAGCTAACGCTTGAGTCGCTGAGCGAGATGGGTGCGTTTACGGGCGCTCCTGTTGAGCGTGACATCACTTGGAAGCAGGGCGATGTTGACCTTACTGCTACGGTTTATGTCAGGCGACTGTCCTACAGATCTGTGCGATCTGACATTGATGCGAGCAACTCCAAAGCGGATGTGCTGGCTGCGCGGATTGCGGCCAGTATCTGTGACGAAACCGGCGACCCCGTGTTTACCACTGAAGATATTACCGGCGATGCCGAACCTGATAGAGGGCCGCTTGACGGCAATCTGACAGTGGCACTGCTGAATGTCATCGGTGAGGTCAACGGCATGGGAAAGACAGAGAGCTAACCGATGAGGACGAGCTTTGGCATGAGCTTGTTTTGAATGGAGTGGGGGGTAATACCGTCACTGCGGCGCAGCTCTGTATGCCGTATGTTGAATTCCTTTCGTGGCTTGCCTATCGGCGCAAGCGTGGCAGCTTCAATGTTGGTATGCGTATAGAGGAGTCTTTTGGCTTTTTTTCTGCAATGTACGCCAACAGCAAGACTAAAAACGGCGGGTTTACTCGGTGGGATTTTATGGCCCACGACGAACCGCCTCCAGTTAGCTTGGATCAAGCAAAGGAAGATTGGACCTAAACATGGCAAGTAAATCGCTGGGAACATTAACGCTCGATCTTGTCGCAAAAACAGGCGGGTTCGTGGGCGGGCTTAACAAGTCCGAGCGCGAAATGGAAAAGTGGCGAAAAAATATCAGTGCCAAAGCGAGTAGAGCGGGCAAGGCTATTGGGGTTGGTTTGGCCCTCGGCGCGACCGCTGCTGTTGCTGGGTTGAGCGTGCTAGTTAGATCATCTCTGGAGTCTATCGACGCACAGGCAAAACTTGCACAGCGATTGCGAACTTCATTTGATTCACTTTCAAACCTGGCTCGGGCGGGAGATTTGGCGGGCGTTTCGATGCAGCAGATTGAGGTCGCCAGCCGGTCTCTTGAGGTCAATCTTGGCAAAGCAGCACAGGGTGCAACAGCTCAGGTTGAAGCCCTTGATCGGCTAAAACTAAGCGCGGAGGCAGTATCTAAACTACCGCTTGATGAGCGCATCAAGGCGATCAATACCGCGCTTAAAGAAAACGTGTCTGTTACCGAGCGCGCAGCAGTGGCCGCTGATCTTTTTGGATCTCGCGGCGCTCTGGCCATTCAGATGCTGAACCCGGCCACGATTGAGGAGGCAGCGCGGCAGGTTGCCATTTTTGGTATCAACCTATCGGATATTGATGCGGCAAAAATCGAGCAAGCAAATGATGCAATGAGCACCTTTGGGCTGCTTTCTGAGGGCATTGGTAAGCAGCTTACTGTTGAGCTGGCACCTATCCTGAAAGCTGTTGGGGATGAATTTCTGCGATCTGCTGATGCCGCTGGCGGTCTTGGTACGGTCGTGCAGGATACAACGCGAGATGTTATTCGCTCTATAGGGTTTATCGTAAATGCCGCAGATGGTGTCGGGCGGGCTTTTGAGCTTGCAGCGGATTCCGCGATTGTTGCTATTAGTGCTCTTGCGGCAGGCGCTGCAGAGAATGTAGCAGACCTTCTATCGCTAATCAGTGTTTTGCCGGGGGTGGACTATAGCGAGGCTGAGGCCGATGTCAGGCGCTTTGCTGCTATCCAGAAGGGCGTATTTTCTGAAGCGACAAAGAACATACAGGCAACGCTATTGTCTCCGCTGGCGGGGGATGAACTGGTTGCTTTTTACGATAAAGCACAGGCAGCAGGACAGGCAGCGGCAGAGTCTGCTGTCGCAGCTCGGGCAGAGAGTGGCAAATACAACGAGGCGCTAGAAAGCACTACAAAAGAACTAGAAAAAATCAGCGTTACTGCCAAAAAAATGACGCTATCGAAGGACATACAGGAAACCATAAAGGCACAGGAAGCCTA